TGTACTCATCATCACTCTGGCAAGGAACGAAGATCTTTCTAACATTTGGTCTATCTCTTACATCTGACATTACCCTTGGTGAAAGTTTTGGTGTGCAATGCGAACCAAGCTCTAACATAATTTGCTCAACAGTCTCCTTTGCTAAACCAATATTGCATATACAATTACCACCACCTCTACAAGTATCACGTCTTCCGTTACAAGCACCTTCCACAACATATTCAGTTTCGATTTTAATAATACAGTACTTATCCGTGTCTCTAATTAATTGCATTTTATATTCCCCCTGCAAGTAAGAACCCACTGTAATAAGTCCTGCACTATATTCAAACGAACGAACATTTGAATATATGTGTATCTTTTGAAATCCTCCCACATACTTCGTGCTGTAGTGGTTTGGTCGTTCATCCTGTTGTGACTGGTTATTGTAAAAGATAGTCCTCGAAAAGTTGTGAGTTGCAAATACACGGTCATGGCATGCCCATTCTGTGCTTCTAGAAGCAGTTTGATCCATAATCACAATGACAGGTACACTTTGTGTTTTAGATTGCCAGTAAGCAGAACTTGACCACTGAACCGTTTCGAATATGACATGTTCTGAATGGCACTCAAAATCTAATGAGGAGCTTTTATCTACTACGATAATACACCCTTCAAGCTCAGGGATCAAATCTACATTGTTCAAAAACACACGTATTGCCTTTTTATCTTTTCTGGAAGCATCATTTCCAAAGATATCTACCATATAAGACAACCGAAGAATTACTATGTTTCTCTTACTACCCGGTGTATTCATTTCTTCCATCAAGTCTGTCATAATTGAACGAGATTGGTGACTTAATCCAATTGTTTGATCGGTTTGGTTTATGTTAAAGAATGGAATAGCATCACGAACAAGACCTTCTTCTAGGAACTTTTCAGGACCACAAAATGTAGATGGCGGGGTATACTTCACGTATTTCATTGACGTTGTCTGAAAACTATCTACAATATTTCTCGTAACCCCTTCCATTAAAGCACGATTGGAAAATACCGCTTCTTCGATAGTTGCTGAATACAGAATGGTCTTTACTTGATCAATATTTCTTATAAAGTTCCATACAAGAGACATCTTTTGAAATCCACCTGTCCCGTAATCCGCTTCATCCAAATGGATTTTTACAGTGTTTCCGCCATTTATAAAAGTTGTTATATCAGTTATAACTTTATTAACTGCCTTTTCGCTCGTAATCGAATAAACTTTTAAACCATAACTAGACAACTCCTTTCTCTGTAATTCGTCTGCTACACGATGAAATGAAGAGATAAATAGGTTCACACTAGTGCTAGTTGTATTATTTGGTATGGAATCCAAAGTTGAAATGTACTCGACAATGCATCTTTTGCCAGACTTTACTGGAGCATGAACAATAACTAACCTACAAGGGTTGTTAGCATCAAAACTAAGTGCTTGGGATATCTCTGTATCTACAAAATTACACATTTCTGGAAACTTATTTCGTTGTTCTAGAATGCTACATGGCCGGTGTGTTATATTACGGTTAACTCTATTTGCGGATGAGGTTCTCAATCTTAACATATTGATAGTAATAATAAGTTTCTTATTTAATACCGGGCTCCCAATCCTGTCTATATGATCAATTTTATTATTACAGTAGTGCTCCTCATTTACACCCTTGGTAATTTAAAACGCCGTTTTTTCAATATATTTATTCATAGTATATATACTGAATGCCCTCACATAAAAGCGAAGATTATAAGATTACATCAGTTAAGTTTCATTTAGAAAACGAGAGTTCCTTTGTAAATACCTGTAAAATATTCAATTGTAGTGAAAGAAGTTTGAAACGATGGGTTGAGAAATACAAAACACAACATAATATTACACGGAATAACCGTCCTTCTATTTCCTATAAAATTACACAAGAACAAGTCAAAGATGCTTTACAATTACTCAAAGAAAACGAACAGATTACGATGAATGAACTACAATACCAATTACAGAGGAAACACAAAACATTAGATATTTCAGCACGTTTGAATCATCACCAATATTGATTGGATTTGAAAACGGAAAATCTATATCAACCTCAAAATATAGAATATATAGGATTATTCCTTATATTTGAATACAAATCCTGCGGAATTATTTCGGTTTCCATTTAATACCGCACCTGTTTTGATTGTTGATGTGATATTGTGTTCTTTTTGTAAATATTTTATCGCATCACATTGGTAATTAAACGTTTTTACGAATGTTCCATCTATTTTAAATATATCAAATGGTTTATTTTGACCCTGAGTATCTAATCTTTTATATTTATGATCGGGATTATCTATGTAATATTGTTTCCCTCTCTCACTCATTTTTTGTAATTCTTCTGGATTATCTATGTAATATTGTTTCATTCTTTCACCAAATTCTTTCCCTAATTCTGGATTATCTATATAACGTTGTTTCATTTTTTCACTATGTATTTTTGCCATTTCTGGATGTGTTTCATACCGTTCTTTCATTCTTATACAATGTTTCTCTTTTTCTTCGGGATTTTCAAATCGTTTTTTTGCCGATTCTGATATTTTTTCTATTTCTTCTGGATTTTTAAAACGTTCTAGTTGTCCAGCAGACATTTTTTCTATTACTTCTGGTTTATCTTTATAAATTTGTTTCATTCTTTCACCTTGTTTTTTTCTTTCTCCAGGATTTTCTTCATAATATTTTTTTATTCTTTCGCTGTGTTCTTTCCCTGCTTCTGGATTATCTATGTGATATTGTTTCCCTCTTTCACTATTTTTACGGTTGTCCTCTTCTGTACGAATATACCCATTAAATCCTTCACCACCAAGCGTCATGTTATACCCATTTCCATCCATATAATACGAATTATACTCTTGAATATATCCAATTTCTTTTTCACATAATTCTTCTAATGTGTCCGCAGTATCTATTTCTACAAGTTCAAACGTATCTACCATCTCATATTTTGTTAATGCACGATATACTAAATTATTATAATTACCACTTTTCACAGACCATTTATGTTCTTTTTGTCGGTCTTCCAACGAACGACTCGTTAGACCAATATAATGTTTTCCATTTGGGAAAACTATTTTGTAAATAGAACCGACCGACATATTGTATATATTACATACTAACATTATATACTAATAAAATCAATTTTATAATAAAGTATATAATATTTAGGATAGGGATATCAACGCTTCAAAGAACATATTAGGATTACTTCTCAATCAGTATAGAGGAGAAGAAAGACCAGCATGTTTCAAACCAGAAAAAATTGGCGTTATACCTCGATTGCGTAAGCAGAGCGATAAGCGACCAAAGGCGTGTGATTCGCCATTACAACCTTGTTGATTTATTTTTTTGCCGTCAAAAACGGCGTTTTAAATTACCAAGGGTGTAAAAGGTAAGGTTATCTATTGTTTTACGATGTAGATGAGATATGTAAAAGGTAATTGTAAATATTTTTACATGCGGTTTTGCTAATTTTTCTTGTTTTTCCATTTGAAAGTGTACTACTTATATTATTAAGACAGCTTGGATCTTCTTTTAATTTCTCGATTAGATTAGGTATACTTGCAAAGTCATTCATTACTAGTTCGGATGTAGCGTAACTTACCCCTGGTATTTGAGACAACATGATGATACCAATATTATCAATAGTAATATTGTCTTTCTTTTTTTGTCTAATTACCGATGCATATTTTGGTTCTTCTTTGTTTTCACTGTCAACCGGATCGCCTTCAATATGATGTTTATAAAAAAGAGACTTTTTCGAACTAACAAGTTTTCTAGTTAATAACATTATATATTCCGCAGTATCCTTTGCACTTTGAGTTCTTACTAAACTAAATCCCTTATACAACAAAATATTCGCCATTGCAGTATAGAGAGTTGCCTTATTTAATAGGTTTCCCGAAGTTCCAGTTTGTGCGGTTTCAAGTGTGTCTGCCATTTTACCTTCTATTAAATAGAGAATATTGTGATGATGAGAAGAGAGAGATGTCAATCTGAGTGATTGTTCTCTATATCTACCATCTTTAATGCTGGATGATAAATCTGCAATTGTCTTTCTCTCTATGTATATACATTCACTTTCATCACTATTTTTGATTACAATATCTGCTACATCCAGTTTTTTTGAAATAATATTTATACCGGTAAATAGGGGATTGTTTAATGCAAGACTTTCACAATTTTCTTTAATAAGACCTTCTCGGCAATCTATGTATATAGACATCTAATACATACATTGTTAATTTTCTTTATATAGATCCTCCAGTATCTTATTGGTATTTTCATGTTTAGAAAGTGACTTGACCTGTAGAAGAACCAGTAGCACCACCAGAAGCACTACCAGAAGCACCACCAGAAGCACCACCAGCAGGGCTGCTATATTGGAACTCTAATTTTAAACAGCAGTCTCCAGGAAGGCGGCGAGAGATAACACTTTGGGTAACACCCGAAAACTGCCACAGGCTCACAAGTCCGGCTTTATCGTTGCCACCAACAGATCCGCCACTTTGGGGTCCACGGTTTGTAATGCTTGATTTGTATGCACTAAGTCTAGCACGGGGCATATTATATACTATATAAACAATATAAATTGAACGATGGTGTCCTAAATATATTTTATTATAACTATAACAAGTCTAGAGCCAATAAGATAAGAATACTATGGCAGCATTTGAAAGTGATTTATATAAGCAAATCATCAATGATGATGATGTAATCAAAACAAACGATAACTTAATCTTTAATCCATACAATTCGTTAAATAAAGAAATTACTGAAAACCAAATAAAAGGTATACTTACTGCATACGGGTTGCCACCTATTGTGCATAATATTGATATTTATATGAGAGCATTTGTACATAGGTCTTATACAAAACGTCCTCATTTAGAAAACCTAGAACAAGGTATTATTATTGCAGATAGACCACATGATTGTATACCACTAAAGACAAAATCAAATGAGCGTCAAGAGTTTTTAGGTGATGGTGTTCTTGAACTCATAACAAAGTACCTTCTTTACAGGCGCTTTCCAAAAGAAAATGAGGGGTTTATGACAGAGAAAAAGATTGCCATTGTTAAAAATGAAGCAATAGGAAGAATTGCATACGAATTAGGATTACATAACTGGTTGATTGTATCTCGCAATGCGGAAGAGAAGAAGACAAGAACAAACTTGAAAAAACTAGGCTGTTTATTTGAAGCCTTTATTGGTGCAATATTCTTAGATTTCAATAAGATTCAGGTTAATGATCAGGACGGGTGGTTTCAAAATGTGTTTGTTACTGGTCCTGGATTTCAAATGGCTCAAAAGTTTGTTGAAAATGTATTTGAACAACATATTGATTGGGTTGAACTTATCAGAAATGATGATAATTATAAGAACATCCTTCAGGTAAAAATCCAGAAAGAGTTCAAGGTCACTCCTCATTATGTGGAACTTAATGTTAGTGAAGAAGAAGGATATCGCATGGGTGTATTCCTATGTGTTGGTGATCACATCTATAATATGGATAGGAACAAGGCCATTCCATACGAAAAATTCGGGAGCTTTGGTTCGATTACAGAATATTTGAAAACAAATGATACTATTCTCGTGTTCTTAGGGGAAGGAACTCATAAAATAAAGAAGAAGGCAGAACAGGCTGCATGTAGTGATGTTATTAAAAAGATAAGTATCGAGTAATTACAAATATACGCACGCCTGCCGGACGTTATCGCAATGTGTATTGCGGAATATTACGACGAACCTAGAAACAATATAAACCGTGTTCTTAAAGAACTATGAGAATATCATTATATGGAGTGGATAGAATGTAATACACCATGTGGTTGGGCAGGCAATGGTGAACTTGAATGGTCTTCGTAAAAATAAGTAATCTAAATGGATAATTACTTATTTTTACTCGATAAATTATTCATTTTAAGGAATGATGCCGATACCTATATAATTATCAGAAAAACAGAGTTTTAAATGTTTAAGAGTGTAACAATGTAAAACATTATGTCTATAATCTATATAGATGTCTTTAGAACAGATAAAAGAACAATTAAAACGAAAACCTCGTGCTACAAAAAACGAACCGGTTGAAATAGTTACTGTAGTTGAGGTTGATAATAATGACTATGATGCTGATGAAATTATGAAAAGATTGAAACAAAAGGGTCTAATTAAAGTTGTTCCAAAGGGAGAGGCTGATACTTTTTCTCGGGAAGACAATCCTATTGTTTCGCCTGTTACAAATATTTCTACGACTACGTCTACGACAAAACCTAAAATTAAAAAGGTTTCTATACAAGATATTTCTGTTCTAGAAGGAGATGACGATGTCAGAGATATTACCCAAACAAAGGAAAGACGAACGCCAAAACCAGTAAAGGGGGTATCTAATATTCCCATAGAAGAATGGGTTGACGTTAAAAATCAATCTGTTATTGATAGACTTCCTCCTCCTATATCTCATCCACGTCTTCGTGTGTCTGGTTACTATTTGAATAATCGTAAAAAGTTTGTTAATTTTATTAACTCATATTTTTCACAATATCGTGACGATATATTAAACGATGAGCTGTCGATTAGCTGTGATAAAATTGGAAAGGATGACAACCCAGAGTTTAAGTTACTTATCCATCAAAAAATAGTAAGAGATTATCTAAACTTATATAGTCCATACAGAGGTCTTTTACTCTATCATGGGTTAGGTAGTGGAAAAACCTGTTCATCTATTGCTATTGCAGAGGGTATGAAAAGTTCAAAAAAGGTTATTATAATGACACCCGCATCATTGAAAAGAAATTACATAGAAGAGATTAAAAAATGTGGGGATACACTTTACAAAAAAGATCAATATTGGGAATGGGTTCCATTATCCGCAGGATCGAAAGCGATTGACACATTGTCTTCCGCACTTGGTATTACAGTGGCATACATTAAAAAGAAGAAGGGGGTATGGTTAGTTGATCATAACAAAGAAAGTAATCTAGACAATCTCGCGGTTAAACAACTAATGTCATTAGATGAACAGTTAGACGAAATGATACAAACAAAATATCAATTCATTTCTTATAACGGCCTTCGAAGAGAAAAGTTTAAAACGATGACAAGCAATTATGATGTAAATATTTTTGATCATTCAGTGGTTGTAATTGATGAGGTACATAACTTTATTAGTCGTATTTCAAACAAACTTGATAAAGAAAAAAATATTACTCACGATAAAAACGGAGATCCAGAAAAGTTTCCTGTTTCTATGGCACTTGTATTGTATGAAATGTTGTTAAATGCACAGGATGTTCGTATTGTATTTTTAACAGGAACTCCAATAATTAACTATCCTAATGAACTAGGTATATTATTTAATATGTTAAGGGGATATATCAAAACATGGAACTTTACACTTAGAACAAATGAAGGATATAACACGGTAAAAACCAAATTAGATGACATTATCGGTAAAGATAAGTTTATGGATCACTTTGAGTTTTCTAAAAATAATGTGTTAAGTATTACACGTAATCCATTAGGGTTTGAAAGAAGTAATGTAAAGGGCGAATATGTGGGTGTTAAGGATGCAACAATGAACGAAAGAGGTGAAATAAGTGACACACAATTTAAGAATAGAATTGTAAGCATATTGGAAAACAATAATATTCACGTAGAACCAAGCTCTATTAAAGTTGATGTTCACAAAGCCTTGCCTGACAACTTAAAAGACTTTGAAATAATGTTCTTAGGAGACAATGGAACTGTAAAAAATGTAGAACTGTTTAAAAAGCGTGTGCTTGGTCTTACTTCTTACTTTAGAAGCGCACAAGAAGGATTACTTCCCAAGTATGAACCACTAACTGACTTTGAAGTGGTAAAAATACCTATGAGTGATTATCAGTTAGGTGCATATGAAGTTGCTAGATCAGCTGAAAGAAAGGAAGATACAAAACGTAAATCTAAAAAACCAACAGTTGATAAAGACGGTCTTTATGCAGAGCCTACCTCATCATACCGTATTTTTTCTAGATTGTTCTGCAACTTTGTAATGCCTAACCCTCCGGGGCGACCTCTGCCTAGAGAAGGAAACATAGACGAATCTTACAGGAAATCACACGCAGAAAACGATAAGAAGGGAAGTAATGACCTAGAAGGTCAAGAGGCAGATGATATAGAGGGGGATGTTATAATGAATAACCATGCAGATAGTAGCTATGCAGAAAGAATACAAAATGCTATTAAATATTTAAAAGAACACGGAGATGAAGTATTTTCGGCCGAAGAACTTATGACATATAGTCCCAAGTTCTTAACTATGTTGGAGAACATTTCTTCAAGAGAACACATGGGTTTACATCTTGTATATAGCCAGTTTAGAACACTTGAGGGCATAGGTATTTTTAAGATGGTGTTAGATTACAATGGATACACACAATTTAAAATAAAGAAGGGCTCCGATGGTGGTTGGCAACTGAATATTGCTGAAGAGGATCTTGGAAAACCTACCTATGCACTCTATACTGGAACAGAAAGCGCAGAAGAAAAGGAAATAATACGTAACATTTACAATAGCAATTGGGATCCGAATATTCCTATCACCAAAAAACTCAAAGAAATTGCAAACAACAATCACATGGGTGAAATTATAAAGGTATTGATGATTACTGCGTCCGGTTCAGAAGGTATTAACTTGCGTAGCACCAGATATGTTCACATTATGGAACCTTATTGGCACCCTACTAGAAAAGATCAGGTTATCGGTCGTGCACGTCGTATTTGTAGTCACAAAGCACTTCCAGAAGAACTACAGAATGTACGTGTATTTTTGTATTTAATGACTATTACAAAGGAACAAGAATCAGAGGTTTCAAAAGATATGAAACTTCACGATAAAAGCAAATTAAAATATAAGGTAAACGAGGATAGTGATAAAATGGAACATGTTCTGGTTACTAGCGATGAAGCACTATTTGAGATATCTACAATGAAAGAAAGGATTACGTCTAACCTTACACGATTAATCAAAGAGGCATCAATTGATTGCGCTACCTATTCTAGAAGAGGAAACAAAGAGCAGTTAGAATGCGTTCAATATGGAGAACCACGTGTAAGCGAATTATCATTTACTTCAGATATTAAAAAACAACCAACAGATACTTTTGATAATAAAAATAGAGAGACCGTAAAATGGAGAGGTCGTTTGTATGAGTTCAGAGGAAAACAATACATATACAGAGAAATGGATCAAAATATTGCAAATCTTTATGATATGGAAAGTTACTATCAGTCATTGGAAAATCCTAACATTGAACCACTTCTTGTTGCTATTGAGGAAAAAAAGAATGGAAAGATTATCATAAAATCTGTTTCATAAAATCTGTTTCATAAAATCTGTTTCATAAAATCTGTTTCATAAAATCTGTTTCATAAAATCTGTTTCATAAAATCTGTTTCATAAAATATTATCATCATATATTTATTTACATGATGATAAGAGGGGGTATAATCAACTAATCTTGTGACAAACCTTCATCAGCAGAATCATCTATATATTCTTGTGTATTTGTGTCAACAATAGAATATGTAAACTCGTCGTTAAGTTCCTGTGTGTCTGATGATGGAGATGTTTCGTTATTTATTGAACCAGTAGAAGGACTAAATATTGTTTGTTGGGTAAATGTAAGAGGAGAAAATGGAACGCTTGGTATAATATGTGACCATGATACAGGCATTGATTGTGCGTGTGTGTTTGCATTTATTGAAGATTGAAGAGATGAGCTTCGCTGCGTATTACTTTCAGTCATTTGTGGTGTTAGTAATGCTTGAATTAACACTCTAGCAATTGAGCTGACATCATCGTCTATTTGTTGAGTGGGGTCAACACTACCTGTATCAGGCGGGGGATTGGCGGCTCTTTCTCTTCCCACGTTTTCTTCGTTTTCTCTAGTTTCATTTATACTAGATAATGGGTCGATGTTTATACTATTTGAGACGAAATTATTTGTGTTTGTGTTTTCCTCTGTTGAAGCCGAATTACCCGGTTCGTCGTCACGAATATCATACCTACAAACTGGGCAACGAACATTTGATCGAAACCAACTATGTATATGGGTTGGGTTAAATATATGATCACAATGATTAATTTTTACAACAATTTGTTCAGGAGAAAATGTTTCCATTGTAATTGGACAGGTTGTATTCATTGGGTTACTAATATCTTGGAAATACATAATACTTGTAGCGGTTTCCACCTGTTCGGGTGAAGGAAATACAGGAACATTTTCAAAAAGATCTCTTCCAAAAGATGTTTGAAATGTAGGTGCAGTCAAGTTTGCTCCTTGACCAAATGGAAAACCGTGTCCAAAGTTTAATAAAATCCCTGAAGGATTTGTTGTGGAAGTATTAGTTGTTCCATTTCCATTTCCATTTCCATTTCCATTTCCAGTTCTAGTGCTTGTATTTGAATTTCTAGACCTGTTTCTATAACTTGGGGTTGGAGGTGGGGTTGGAGGTCTATCACGTGTTGGACGCCTAAACACTGGAGTGTTCGTTGCGTTATGTAAACGTGATGATGGTTGAAATAATTCTCTAGTTAAGTTTATTGTTTCGTGTTCAAACCTTGAACGTACTCTTTCTCTTGGCGAACGTTCTCCTGCATTATTTGTTGTTGTATTGGTATTATTGGTATTGCTTGTTTCTTGAGAAGAACCACCCACATTCCTTATAGTTTCACTCGTTGATCCTATAGTTTGTTGTCGCCTTAATTCAGTTATAAGAACATTCATTTTACGAACCATTGTTTGTTGTTGTCTAGTTATTTGTGTATGAGTATTATTGGCGATTATCATAATCTCTACATAATTTTCAAGAATAAATAATGTTTGATCCAACAACACACTATTTATACCACTGTTGTTATTGTTTGACATACGACGATATATAGATAAGAAAGAAAATACTTATTATATTATGTTATATAACGAAAGGTTTAAACAGATATCGGGATATTAATTAGGAATAATTCGTAGATTATATCAGTGTTTATTAAAAAAATGTCTACAAATACGCATGAGAAAGGTCTTACTGGGTTAGCTAATATGGGGAATACATGTTTTATTAATACATGCATACAAGTATTGTCTCATACTCATGAGTTGAACACGTTCTTAGATAGTGAATCATGTCAAACTAACATGAACAACAAACTTGTTGACACAATATTGTTAAAAGAATGGAACAACCTTAGAAAATTAATGTGGTCGCAAAATTGTATAATTGAGCCGAGTAGGTTTATACAGATCATCCAGGGTGTTGCAAAACAAAAAAATAGAGATTTGTTTACTGGATATATGCAAAATGATGTATCTGAGTTTCTTCTTTTTCTTATAGATTGCTTTCATAATTCTGTGTCAAGACCAGTTACCATGAATATAAAAGGAGAAAGCAAAACAAAAACAGATACACTTGCGGTGTCTGTTTACAATATGATTAAAAAGATGTATTCAACTGAATATTCTGAGATATGGAATATGTTTTATGGCATGCATGTATCCGAAATTGTATCCGTTGACGGGAAAGAAATTATATCACAAATACCAGAACCATTTTTTAATATAAGTCTACCTATTTTACACGATCTAAAAACACCCACACTTATACAATGTCTTGATTATTATGTATTAGGCGAGGTTTTGTCAGGCGATAATGCATGGTTTAATGAAAAAACTGGAACCAAACAGGATATTATAAAAAGAATAAGATACTGGGGTTTCCCTAAAATATTATGCTTTGATTTTAAAAGAATAGATGCGTTGAATAAAAAACGCCACACACTAGTAAACTTTCCATTGGTTGACTTATCTCTAGAAAAATATGTCATTGGATATAACAGTAAAAGTTTTGTATACGACTTATATGGAGTATGTAATCATCACGGCACTGCAATGGGAGGACACTATACCGCATACATAAAGGGGGAAAATAATACTTGGTATGAGTTTAACGATACAAGAATTACCCTTCTACAAAATACAGATCAAATTGTATCACCAAAAGCATATTGTTTATTTTATAGAAAAAAATCCATTGTATAATATATAGTAACCACTTATTTTTTCAATCAAAATCATGAGTTCAGACCCGACAAATCAACTAATTCCCAGTATTAAACAAATGCTGGATAATCCAGTTCCTCTTCCAGATGGAACACCTCAAAATCCGAATACGTCTAGTCAAGATATAAACTCATTAAGTTTTGTAAATGAAAATCCGTTGACAAACCCATTGTATATATCAGCTGTAATGGTTGGGTTAATTATTATTGTTACATTGATTGTTTATTTAGGAGGCATTGGATCATCAACCCCGGAAACAAGTAGTTTGGGTACATCGACATCGAATGGTAATCTTACACTTAAAGTTATAGTCACAATTGTTATTTTATTGCTTGTTATTTATCTTACACAATACATATTGTCTTATTATTTTAGCATTGACATTAAAACAAGCATTCTTAACATATTTAAATCTAACAAAGACCCATCTATTGATATAAACATAAACAAAACAGCGGACCCTCCAAAACCCGAACCTGAACCTGAACCTGAACCTGAACCTGAACCAAGTAGTCAAGACGAAGTGTTTAATGTTCGTGATAATACGTATACATACGATGATGCAAAAATGGTATGTGATGCATATGATGCGAAACTAGCAACATATTCTCAGGTAGAAGAAGCATACAATAAAGGAGGAGAGTGGTGTAACTATGGATGGTCTGCCGATCAATTAGCTTTATTCCCAACACAGAAAAACACATATAGTGAACTTATGAAAACTAAAGATCATAAACATGATTGTGGAAGACCTGGTGTTAATGGTGGATACATTGCTAACCCAAACGTGCAGTTTGGTGTAAATTGTTATGGTAAAAAGCCAGTAATGACTAAAGAGGAAGAAGAAATGATGAAAAATATAACACCATACCCCAAAAATCAACAAGAAGCTGAAATAGAAGAGACCGTAAACCAATGGAAAAATAACCTTGATGACATACTTGTATCACCATTTAACTACGCACAGTGGAACGAGTAATTATTCAGCACTCTTTCTACAATCAACATATATGTTTCTGAAATATATGTTGGTTATCTGATATCAACTCACTCTTTCTTTCTTGTTTTTTTAGATGATGTGGGAGTTTTTCGTGCTTTTTTAGTTGTTTTTTTTGTCGACTTTTTTGGTTCTTTCATATCATCTATTGAAGGTTCGATAAGAGAAGTATAAGACTTTTCATCTATAACTAGAGCAAACATTGGATCGATTTTATTTCGTTCTTGATAGTTATCATCTGGAATGAACATAGTTTTGCTATGATAATAACCAATTGGAACTCCAAGATGCATATATTTTGAGAACTCATCTTCTAACTCTTTACACTCTTTACTATTACAATTATTATGTGGATTTTGTAATATATCTTTTAAATTGTAACATCCATGTTCGTCACAAACCGGCATAGATTGTCCATCTTTATTTTTCATTGTTATAAATATAGTATAGTCTTCTATATTATATTACGAGTTTAATTTAAGATTTAGTTTGTATATCGTTTGATTTCCTGTGTATATTTTACCTCACGATTATCTTTAAGCCGCTTAATAATTTCTTCCCTAGCGGTTGGATTTGTAACCGTATTTGATAAGATTTCTTCTACATACTTAAATGTTAACGGTGTCTGCACTTTTGTATTTGCGAACTTTAACTTTCCATCTGTTATCTGAATTACTGCGGCCTCGTAATTATTTTCATGAGCATGTGAAAAAAGAGTTTCAGTTAATGAAGACTTTTGTTCACGTAACAACTTAATACGATCGTTATATAATTTTATCTGATTATCAAGTTGAACCCACTTCTTGACATTCTCTTCAAAACTCATTGTTTGTTCTATATACTAACTATATAAACTACCATTCTATGTTTATATAGTTTATTTCAATAAATTATACGTTATATTCATTACTTACGGTCTATTTGTGATGTTTTCTAGAGCGTTTTCCACCCTTCTTGACACTCTTCTTATGGTGGCGTTTGCGACTTCTACCAGCGTTATTGTGATGACGTCTAGTTTTTTTACCGTACATATGGTTTGCGGTAATTAAAACCGCAGGAGTAGCAAGGTGTGCCATTAAAGATCCAAAACTTCCTCCCTTGTTGGATTTAACAGGTATGCGTTTAGCACTTTTACTTCCTCGACGACCCGCACTTTTACTTCCTCGGCGATGGTTAGTCATATATTGTATACTTAGATTAAAATATTTCTTCAATTGTAGACGGTCCTCAGTTTTTGTCTCTTACAATAATAACAACAAGAGCAAGGATTATTATAAGAAGTAACATGATAATTACAGTTACTCCTAAAAGTACATAAATATATGGGTTCAAAACATTAAAAATCATTGTGATTATCGGTTCAAAAAACAGTTTTAATTGATATTTAAGATCATCTCTTTTCAAAAGTTCTATACATTCCTGGATAATCATACTATTTTTAGGGGATAACTTCGCCATATGAATTATAATCTATATTATTCATTGTTATAGAATAGATATCAATATAACGCGTGTAATATTTATTAAAATTTTCTTAATTTACACATAATGAACGTATATCAAGCAAACCCAACATTTAATTTTGACAAGTTGCAATTACAACATCCTATTTCTATGCCAGGAAACAGTTATTTTACGTCTATTACTATGGCAGGACAGCCCGTATATATTGAAACTCCGCAGATTACTACAAAACAGGGTTTTGTAAAAAATGTTAAAAAAATTGTATGTGACTTGCTATTCAGTTCGAACGAATCTGATTTTATTCAATGGATAGAAACCTTAGAAACTACCTGTCATAATTTAGTTTATAAAAGTTCTGGAGACTGGTTTCAAGATAAACTAGAATATGATGACATTGAAAATGCATTTTCACCTTGTATGAAATCATATAAATCTGGAAAGTATCAAGCATGTAGATGTTTAATTGGTGTAGATCATAAAAATGGAAATCCATTGACGAAAGTTTATGATGAAACCGAAACACCTGTTTCGCATACTGAAATTAATGAACAATCGCAAATTATCGGAATTGTAGAAATAAAGGGAATACGTTTCACTACGAGAAGTTTCCAGATTGAAATAGATTTAAGACAGGCCATGATTTTGAAGATAGACACTGTTTTTGATAAATGTCTTATTAAAAAAGGGTTGAAAAACAACGAAAAGACAGACAAAGTAGATATCATATCTTTACCTTTACCAAATTATCAGAAAACATCCGCAAAGGAAATAGAACAGGAGGAACAACATAATAAAGATGTAGAAGATGTAGAAGATGTAGAAGATGTAGAAGATATTCAACCGGGCGTAGATTCAAATGACAAGGTCAACCGTGATAATCATAATGAAGATAATTTACAATTAGTTGAAACAAATTATACTGATAACAATAACAATATTAGTAATACAGATGATATCGCCGATAAAGAAGATACAAATGAACAAAAAGATATTCCCGAACCAAAACTAATCGACGAAAGTATCATAGAGGAAGTTAAAAATGATGTTCAATCTGTAAATAATACAATTGAAAAGATAGATACTGTCCCCGAGAATAAAGATGGTCTAGAAGTTGTTGATTGGGATGACATCATGCTTGCCCCAGATAACGATGATAACAATGTTTTATATATTAAACGGCCAAACCAAGTATACCATGAAATATATAAGAAAGCAAAAGAGAGAGCAAGAGAATTAAAAAAACAAGCACTTTCCGCTGTTTTAGAAGCAAACTCGTTAAAAAGCACCTATATGTTAGATGACGTCGATGACGATACATCATCTGTTTCAGAGTTTGACGACGATGAAAGCATAGAAAGTATAGAAGATAATCAAGAGATTGAAAACTAATATGCGTATTGATAAGCTATTTATTTTTTATTTGTATTTTAGACTATTCCGATATACATGAATTATTTGCATATATTGGTTACATTTTTAATTGTTCTTTTTATTTACATTCATATTCAGTTTCAACTATCGCATTCTACTGAAAGAGAAGTATATGTTTTAGATGTTCCGGTAACTATACCAATCGAGGAAATATTTGAATTAAAACAACCAGTTATTATGAATCTATACGATCAACGTCTTATTGGAGAGGTAACAAAAAGTGCTTTAACTGAACAATTTCCAAAGTTTGACATGTTGGTATATGATAATAATCGGGATTTGACACACGCACATATACTATCATCGTCTTCGGCTACAACTGAACTTTTTTACGACGATAAAGAAGGAAGATACTACACAGAGAGAAACCATGGATTTATTAACACTGTGCCGCCCAATAGCATTTTTAAAGGAATAACATACAAACATCAACTACTTGAACCTCCGTTGTGTAGTAGAAAAATGTATGATGTTATGTTTGGGTCTAATAATTCGACAACATCAACACAATATAGTATTATGTATAGGAACTTATTTACGGTAACAAAGGGTAACCTACATGTAAAAATGCTACATCCGGACATGGCGCAAGAACATAAAATATCTGTGAAACCTAATTACACTGATATGTCATTCTTCACAGAAGGAAAAATCGATCTATGGGAAGATAAATATCATGAAGCAATAGAATTGGTTGTAAAAGAAGGAGAAACCCTTTCAATACCTCCATATTGGCTTTATTCTTTTCGATATGAAGACGAAACGTTTATTACTTGTTCATATTTTAATTCTTATATGACTGAAATTGCTACTTTTCAACATACGCTTTTATATTGGATTACTAAGTTTACTCGTCCTGCACGAGCAGTTACTATAAGCAAAAAGGAACAGGAACAACCAAAAGAAACCATTAATGAAGAAAAAACAAAACCTGCACAAGTAACTGAACCTACCGAAGATACAAATGAAACCCAAGACAACCCATTAATTACCCCAACAAATAACGAACAAACGGAAAAAACAACAAGCCAAAATATTACAACATCGGATGTATCTGTTCCAGACCCTGATATGGAACTTACCGCAACTGCAAATAATTCAAAAGAAACAACAAATGTTAACCCGTTGTAATTTCAAACGTTTAGTAACGTAGATAAATTGATATGTTTTGAAAATAATACTCAATACATATCAAATAAATAGTTTTACTATAAAGTTATAGTGGAATAATAAATGACGCCCACATTAGTCATCACAATAGAAACTAGGAATTACGACGTATGGACAATTCACAATATGGAAACAATGGAACCTATATCAAACAATCAGTTTGACCCCGCAACACATAAGTTGTTTTCCATGGACGTATTCACGCCAACAAGTGACAAAATACCTGTAAAATTAGAAAGATCACCTGTAAGGAATAACCCATACATTTCGGGTGTACTCATATTGAAAAACAACAGAACATACGGAAGACATCCAAAAAATGGAAAACTCATGTACAAGTGCATACCCGATGACAAACGCATTCCTATATTCCTTGTTCCATACGAAATAAAAGAAATTGGGTTTAACAAAGTTCTTACAAACCTATATGTAACATTTAAGTTTATATCATGGTCAGATAAACATCCACAAGGATCTCTTGTTGGAACTATTGGCCCGGTTGATGTTCTATCGAACTACTTTGAATATCAACTTTATTGCAAAAGTTTAAACGCATCTATACAAAAGTTCAATCGTGATACTCATCAACAAATAAAGATTCGGTCAGCTGGACACAGCGAAGAAAACATCATTGAAAACATTGTAACGCACATGTCAGAAACTGGCAATGCACTTATTGACAGAACTGGAGATTTTGTATTCTCGATAGATCCAGATGAAAGCACCGATTTTGACGATGCAATATCTTGTCAAATATTTCAAGAACACGCAGATGAAAATATGTTCGGTAAAAAAGTTGATGAGCTATACATAGGAAACCCCGTCCACCGTATTAGTATTTATATTTCAAATGTTACACTACTACTAGATAATCTTGGAATATGGAAATCATTTTCAGATAGAGTGTCAACTATCTACTTACCAGACAGAAAACGACCTATGTTGCCGACAATATTGTCAGACGGGTTATGTAGTCTAGTTCAAGACAAATCTCGACTAGCATTTGTCATGGATCTATATATAGTAGACGGGTTCGTTCTAGATATTCAATATATGAACGCAAAAATATGTGTCGCAAAAAACTATAGATACGAAGAAAAATCGTTGCATAAATGTAGTCGGTATAATCTTGTATTAAATATCACCCGCCAGTTACACAAACACGATCCATTCATTCCATCTATAGATGATAGTCATGACCTTGTCACATATTTAATGGTGTTTATGAACTACAATACGGCAAAAACTACGATTACTCATAGAAATGGAATATTTCGAAATGTTGTCGCCGAAGTTCCTCCTGATACACATATGCCCGATACACTCGACCGTGACGTCTTAATATTCTTTAAGACATGGAACAGCACATCTGCACAATACATTGATTTGTCTCGGCTTCCTGAAGATGTAAATCTTAGACATGATTTACTAAAAATGGATGCATATTTACATATTACATCTCCAATACGTCGACTAGTGGACTTGTTAAATATGATACAAATACAAGAAAACATGGGGTTAAATGGCCTTAGTAATCATGCAAAAGAGTTTTATGAAGAATGGACAAACAAAATAGAATATATAAATACAACCATGCGTTCAATAAGAAAGGTTCAAAATGAATGTTCACTTATTGCTACCATATTCAATAGCCCAGAACTGGTGCATGATGAATATAAAGGATACGTGTTTGATAAAACTTACAGAGGAGGTATATGGCAATACAATGTATATATACCAAAACTTAAATGGATGACAAAAATGACTTCGTGCAGTAACATTGAAAACTACGTATCTGCATACTTTCGTTTACATACGTTTGAAGATGAAGACAACTGTAAACGAAAAGTGCGAGTATCTTTGGTCGAAAATGAGTCTTAAATCTTACAAAATCAACTCGCCATAATTTGATCCGTTATTATGTAATGTTATATGATATAACATAATAACTTAATGTAATCATTCATGTATGATTCACATCATAGTGTTCTACTGTTTTCCTGACTTTTAATTTTACATACTTCCATCATTTTTAATGTGTTTAAAATATTCTTTATTTGATCATCATTATTATCCTTTGTAATAAAGTTAATAAGTTCATCAACCTCCTTTTCATTACAGTCGTCTGCGGTATTTTCCTTTGTTAATATCGAGTTTATCATTTTTCTACTATCATTCATAAAAATGTTAATATCTTTATCCATATTGATAACCTAATGTCGCAACAAGTATCTAAGTATTTTACAATATTTATTATTCGGTATAATCGTCCAACGTGTGAAGAACGGGTAATCGTTGTTTTATCTTGTCAAAATCTAAAATTAACTTATAACATCCATAAGGAAATAAAAGATGCCATATCACGTGTCCAAACATAGTAGTTTTATTACAAAAATGTTCCGATATAACCCATCCTGCTGCACCTATTGCGGAAATTAGGAGGTTTTTTACACATGGAACGTCATACTTCCATGATACTTGAATAATCATTAAAAATGACCCACCTACATATATACCAAATAATGAGGGAAATAATATGTCATGTTTTACTAATGTATTACTAATAAGAAACATATACATAAACAAAGTGTTGTACCGATTCAAATTATTTCGTCTTGGTGAACGCTGATAGTACATATTAATTAATGCCCATATTCCAAAATAATTTGCAAGGATCATTGAAACCTCATTCGCTTGTTTTCCAACCCACGTTAAGTAATAATGATAATATGCACTTGCCACACCGTTAAACGCTAACATGAGTGATACATTATGTAAAAGAGGATACTTTGGAAATCCATACAAGAAAGGAACACCTGAAATAACAAATGAAGTGGCGGTGTTCCATAGTTCGGGAGATTTGTTATATTGAAGTCTTGATTCGCAAAAATTATGAACGACCGTTGTGTCGCCAGTATCGTAAATACTTGTTACAAGCTTATTTGTCATGTTTACTGTATGGTTAACAACTATTTCTCGGTGGGCAGGAAACGTAAATAACCATCCAAAACCACTCATACCAGCTACGAATAAAAGGATTGTATACAAACTACTAGATCTCATAATTACACAATATTATGCGTGTTGTTTAAATATAAACATACTTTAAATCTTTGAAAGTTTAAAGTATGTTTATATTTAAAGGCACTTGTTGATTAAATATTACAACATGTCAGTTTATACTTGTGATACGTGTTCATTCTATACCGATCGAAAAACAAAATTTAATGTACATCTTAATACACAAAAACATGAAGAAAACACAAGAAACAAACTAACAATCATAACACCACTTACTTGTGGGAAACAAAACGTACAACGTAGAATATTTAAGAAGAAAGAAGAAACAAATAGCGTAACCCCACAACCTCCATCTCATATACCACAACCTCCATCTAATCCTTGCCCGTCACGTCGGATCGACCAAGCTGCGGATCCATCTCATCAACCGCAACCCCCATCTCAATCTGTTTTTACTCTTTTGGAAATAAAAGATAATCAGGTTTTATCAAGTAGACAAGTTAATGTGACAAACTCAATTATTAATTTTATGTAGTTACATCTTTCGTGAAAAAATATGCTTAAAACAATTGAATGATTATATTTATAATGGAGTTTCATCATAAATATAATAAATTTGTTGAACCCTTATACGGAGAACCAAGAAATATAACTGTAGACGACGAGCTATTAAAAACAAATAGCGTTCCACATGAGTATTGTGTCGAAGATCGGGTTGATATGACAAACTATGATGTATATAGCATTGATCCTGATGGCTGCGAAGACGCCGACGATGCTTTTAGTATCTACGAAGAGAATGGAAAAATGTATCTTGCAATCCATATTGCAGATCCAACTGAACATATCCAACTTAACTCGCCATTATGGAAAGATATTGAAAGCCGTGTTGTAACAAGATATCCATCAAATAAACACCCAATCCACCTGATGCCTAACGATATTATGGAAAAGGCAAGCTTAATGGTAAACCGTCATGGTTCTATAAAATTAGCATTAACTATTCATACTGAAATAGACAGCACTCATTATGTTCCAATAGGTAAGATAAAACTTCTTTTTACAAAAATCAAGGTAAAACATGAAAACGCATTGTCATACAAAGATGCCGCTACCTTGAGTTACTCAAATGATGCACTATATAATGGATTGAAAATTAGTCAAGGATTAAAAGAAAAACGAAGCAACGAAACAAAGGCTGTTGTTCTTAATGATTTGACGACTTCTTATGTTGTATTCAATAATCATGAACCAGAACTATATAATGATTCGCCAACAGAGAGATTAATGAAACAGATGATCGCAGAGTTTGCTATTTTTGCAAACTCGTTTATAGGAGAGTACTTGAAAATTAATTTTAAGGGGGCCGGATTGTATAGGATATGCCAGGCAAAGGAATGGTTATCTACAATAGACGATGCTATTACTGGAAAAGAACTACTAAACGAAATTATTATGAATGGTATAAAGGCCGAATATATGTCTACTATTGCATCCCATGACTTAGTTGGATCACCAGAATATATACATTTTACGTCACCTATTAGAAGATTGTCTGATTGTGTTTGTCATTACCTATTAAAGTACATACACATACAAAACATTGGAGATACAAGTAACATACAAGTTCCGTTCACAAACTATGAATTAGAAAAATATTCTCATAATTGTTCGGTCGTTTCAAAAAATATGAAAAATATTCAATATAAAGATACAAAGTTTCGTCTTGTTCAAATAATGAATATATTCATATCTTTACATGAAAATGTTACAATAAATTACTACGTTTCTAGTTATAAAAACTCATTTTTGAATATTATTATTAATAGGGTTGGAACCAATGATGTGTATCTATCATATACATTACGTATTCCGGGCATTAAAAAACCGTTCACATTAAAAAATATACAATCATTACAGATAACAAAAATAAACTCTCCTGGAAAGTTTGATCAAGGTACTATACCAGAATTAGATGAGCTATTTTTGTAAAACTTGTTATTGTTATTTCATATTTATACCCGTAACGAGTGCAACTGCAATGTTAAATACGTTTTTAAGGTTAGATGTTTCTGTTGGAGGAATTATGTCCGTATAAATCGGTGCTTCGTTGTTTGATTTTATTTTATCTAAATATGTTTGATCCACGATAAATAACTCATGAAATGTTGACCATAAGCTTTTATTATCTGCAGCAAAGTAGTCTGGATAACGGCCAATAAATGTTCTCACTGTATCACTTGACAATTCGGGTATAGACACACAATCGTTTCCATTTGGAATAAACAAATCAACCACATCATCTTTCATTAACATTGTATAATACTCAACCTCAGACATTACTATCTTGCGAACCTCAAACATCGGCATATCTTCATCCACTGTTATATGAAATGGTCTACCACATGTGGTCTTTATTTCAAATGTAATTTTCATTTTTATAAAACGTTAACTATTTCATTTTACTATATTGGTTGTATTTGGTTCCCTTTTCAATTTATTTACATTATGTGTGTATTTGTTTTGGTATTCGATTGAGACTTTTCGGGAAGAAGAAATATAGTATTAGAAACATTCGTTCTTTTATTTTTTTCAATCGATTGAGACTTTTCGGGAAGAAGAAATATAGTATTAGAAACATTCGTTCTTTTATTTTTTTCAATCGATCGTCTTACTTCTTTTTGTATGTTTGCCATTCTAACAAGAATCTCTAGACTTTTGTATCGGTTCTTCATTCGAAACTATATATATATATATAACGAAAT